CGAATCCATCAATTACGATGGCCTAACTGCCGATAAGACATGATGTACGTTGTGAAATCCCTCCTGTTCAAGCTGGCGATCAACCCCACCGCATGGATCGCGTCCGGACTTGTCCCTGGTACCGGACGCCTGGACATCGACACCAGCGACTCCGGCGACGGGCTCGTCCGGACGTACCGCCTCCGGGCTACGCTCTCCAGGGATAAAAGGGCCGGTGCGGACATCCTCACCGAGGACATGATGGTCCGCGTGATCCTGGACGATGGTGAGAATATAATCTTCGGATCCCAGGAGCTCCCGGTCCGCCTCAGCATCTCCGGATCGGACCCCCTGAGCGTCTCCTGTGACTGGCAGGACTCCATTTAGGGCCGTTGTCCTTTCAAGGGGCGTCCGATTGGTCATCTTTGCATAAACATTGTGCAGATGGCAAATCGGACGAACGTAACCCAGCTCGCGCTCGATCTGAGGCGCGGTTGCTGGCTCATCAAGGACCCCGGCATTCTCATGCCGGCGGTCAACGCTTTTTTCAACCGCCTACCCGTGGCCGCGGTACCGCTGCCGGAACTCTCCCTCCCGGCCTACCGCATGTCCGCCGACGGCGACTCCGTCCAGGCCTCCGAAGAGGAAGCCCAGGACCGCCGCGTCATCATCATCCCTCTCCATGGCGCGATGACGAAATACGGCACCTGCGAGAGCTATGGTACCACCGAACTGGCCGCGCGCATCGAACGGTATGTCTCCGACCCCTCCGTCGCCGGCTTCGTCCTAGACGTCGACTCGCCCGGCGGATCCGCGAACGCGATCGCCCCGCTGGTCCAGGCCATCGCGAAGATCCGCGCCGCCGGCAAGCCGGTCATCGCCCACTGCGACGCCTGCTACTCCGCCGCCTACTGGGTGGCCAGCCAGTGCGACGCCGTGTTCGCCGACAACGACACAGCCTCCGGCTTCGGATCCATCGGAGCCTACGCGTCCTTCCTGGACGACCGCGAGGACAAGCGGACCGGCTTCAAGGTCATCACCGTCTACGCGCCAGAGTCCACGGAGAAGAACGCCGCCTACCGCGACGCCCTGGACGGCAAGCCCGAGAAGATGCAGAAGATCCTGTCCAACCTGGTGCAGCATTTCTACGCGGCCGTCAAGGCCGGCAGGCCTTCCCTGAAGGCCGACGCGGACGGAGTGCTCTCCGGAGCGGACTTCGACGCCTCCGAGGCGGTCTCCCTGGGCCTGGCCGACGGGATGGCCACGCTGGACGAATGTGTCGCAAACGTGTTTGTCCGCGCTGATTTCAAGTGATCCACCATTTCAAACAACCAACTTATGAGCAAAAAAACCACCACCATTGGTCAGCTTGCCGCCAAGCTGTCCAACAACAAGATGGTCAAGGTCGTGGCTTCCCTCTTCCATAAGGAGAGCTTCGACCTCTCGGAAGAGGGCTCCATCGAGCTCTCCGATGAGGAGGAGGAACGGATCAGGAAGACCTACGGCGAGGCCTTCCTGACCAAACTCAAGGCCACCAACTTCTCCGAGGAAGGCGCCGCCAAGGCGACCGACCTGTTCGACGAGGCCGTCCGCAACGCCGCCGAAGAGATGGCGAAGGACAAGGACGCCGTCATCGCCGACCTCCGCCGGACCATCGACGAGCTCGCCGCCGCTCCGGAACCGGCACCGCAGGCCTCCCGTGCCCCCGCAGCCGCCGCCGGCCAGCAGCTGGCCGCCATCGACATGAGGGCCCGCCACAACGCCGTGGTCGCCGCCGCCCTCGCGTCCGGCAACCCGTTCGGCGTCCAGCTCTCCGGCCAGAGTGTCGACGTCTCCGAGCTCAACGCCGAGTTCGCCATCGCGATGCCTCCGAAGCTCCGCCTCGAGATCCTCCTGAAGCGCATCTATCAGGGCTTCGCTGACTCGAAGTTCTTCACCCGCGTGAACACCAACACGGACTTCATCGCCACCGCCGCCATCCACACCGAGGTGTCCCAGCAGTTCACGCCGGAGTGGACGCCCAAGGGCTCCCTGAAGTTCACCCCGATCCGGATCGAGTACCGCCGGCACAAGATCAACGAGGCCATCAAGCCCGCCGATCTCCTGTCCAGCTGGCTGCTCTACCTGTACGAGCAGGGCAAGTCCCAGGCCGAACAGCCGTTCATCCGGTACGTCGTCACGGAGCACATCCTTCCGAAGGTCCTGGAGGACATCCAGCTCTCCATGATCGCGAAGGGTAAGTACACCCCCGTGAACGTCGCCACCCTGAAGGAAGGCGACGAGGGTTCCGCCGCGAAGGACTCCATGGACGGTCTCGAGACCATCCTCGTCGAGGGCAAGGCTGGCACCAACGCCGCCGCGAAGAACATCAACTTCTACAAGAACGCCCAGAACGTCCTCACCATGACCGACGAGCAGGCCCACGCCTACATCGACGCCTTCGCCGACGCCGTGCGCGGCCAGTTCGTCAACAAGCAGATCACGATCCACTGCGCCCCCGAGGTGCTGACCAAGTACCAGCGCGCTGAGTTCAAGCTGACCGGCGTTTACACCGGCAAGGAGAACGACGGTTCCATCCGCTTCACCAGCGCCATCCTCGTCCCGATGGAGTCGATGTACAACTCCCCGATCCTCTTCGTGACTCCGAAGGAGAACATGAAGATGCTCGTGGACCTCGCCCACCCGGAGAACTGCATCAACGACATCCAGAAGGTGAATTACGACGTGAGGATCTTCGGCGAGTACTCCCTCGCTGTCGGCTTCGCGATCGCCGAGGCGGTCTTCGCCTCCGTCCCTGACGGGTACACCCCGTACGACGCCGTCCGCAACGAGGCCCAGGTGGACACCTCCAAGTGGACCAACGGCGGCAGCTCCAGCGGCTCCGGCGCCGGCAGCGCCTCCGGAACCGGCAGCGCCTCCGGTACCGGCAGCACCTCCGGTACCGGCTCGAGCACCGGCAGCGGTTCCGGCGAGGGCACCGCGTAGTCTCAAGTACAACTCCTAAAAACGTCAGATCATGGCTTACACGAAAGTATCCATCCCCCGCTTCGAGGCCGGCGGCGCGCCGACCGTCAAGAAGGCGACGGTCATCCTCGTGGACATCAACGACATCGACGCCGAGCCGTCCCGCACCCTCGGGAACACCCAGGTCGTCGGTGCGCTGACGCTCAAGACCGGTGCGAAGGCCGTCGGCATCTACGCCACGCCTTCCTCCATCGTCCCGACCGAGGAGCAGTCCGGCGAAGTGGATTCCAAGGGCATCATCCAGGGACTGGAGTACGTCCACCCGGGCAACTCCATCGCCATCGCGAACCACACCGAGGCGTACCTGAACCGCCCGGTCATCGCCCTGGTGCGCGAGTGCAGCGGCTCCGCCTCCGGCAAGTGCCTCATCATCGGCTCCATGTGCAACCCGCTGTACATGTCGCCGGAGTACACCAACTCCAAGGACGGTTCCAGCCGGAAATTCGTCTGGAAGCAGGACCAGCCCTCCAAGTTCGTCATCGGCACCTACACCGGCGCCCTCCCGACCCTCGCCAACGAGGTCTCCGAAGGCTCCGGCTCCGGTGAAGGCTCCGCGTAATGGAAGAGGAACGCCTCACTTCGATCGTGGTTCTGGCCCATCCCGGGTCAGAACCATTGGTCCGTGACATCTGGGACGCGTTCTGCGACTGGCCGCACGTGGTCTACACCTGGCCGGCCGGCATGTCCGTCAAGCAGCTGCTCGAGGAGATCCTCGCCGGCAACACCGAAGACGAGATCGCGCAGACCTTCGTGGTCGTGCCCGCGAACCTCGTCCCGGTGACCCGGGTGCGCTGGAGCGAGCTCCAGGATCCGGTCGTCGACGTGGATGGCTCTACCAGGCGCTTCTGGGGACGCGTACCCGTCACCTTCGACAAGGAGGTCCTCGTGGACTTCCTGCCGGAGAACGACGACGCGCCGGACGAGGCCTTCGTCCGCAAATACGTCATGTCCGGGGACATCCGCCCGCTGGAGGTGTCCCACAACTTCGGCAACTACTACACGAAGGTCCTGCGGGAGAACCCCTGCGAGAACGTCGTCATCGAGGCGATGATCCGCAAGCGCTTCCTGTACGTGGGACCGGCGGGATGGCCGGCCGTCACGGGCCTCTTCCACAAATTGCTGAAGAAATGACGGAGATCGAGCAGTGGCTGAGATCGGGAGCCGGGGTCCAGGAAGGTCTCCGGCTCCTGTCGGTTTACAAGCCGAACCCGTACCTGGCCAGGATGGTCGAACGCCATCCCCAGAAGTACCGCGACCTACTGATCCGGACGCTCTCCGGCGTCGGACGGGTCAGCGTCGAGCAGACGGCCTCCCGCTCGAGACCCCTTCGGATGGACTACCCGTTCCTCGGGGATCCGGACTGCCCGCCCGAGCTGAAGATACTCGCGGCGGACAAGATCACGGCCTACCGAGGATTCGTCCGAGAGCACGCGAAACTATCCTCCTGCACCACTCTCGAGGAGTGTCTCGAGACCGCGAAAAAGTGCATATTTTTTTACAGTCAGAATCGGAAAATCGTCTCCGAATTTGACTATTACAAGGAGCACCACGCGGTGCTCGGAAAACACCCGGTCTTCCAGGAGATGACCAGACGGCGCGAGCTCGTGTCGATGGGCATCCTGGATCTCGAGCGGAGACGCCAGGCGCTGCGCGACAACATCTGGCGCCTCCGGAAGCAGCTCGCCGCCGGAGACCGCCCCGACCTTGCGCCCGGACGGTCCGCGCTGCTGGAGACGAAGGAGCGCGAGCTCACGGAGATCGAAAAACTGATTGAAGACTATGAAAGGTCCTGTGGAAGAATTCCTGGAAGCCATGCTTCCGGGAAAGTCGGGGAAGCAAGAAGATCCTGAGCCCCAGAAGATGAACGCCAAGGGCGAGATCGACCTCACCCATCCGGAGGCCATCGTCCTGGACGCCATCGGTCTGATGCGGTTCCAGGATGTCGTTTCCGGAAAGAAGGCCCCGCTGTCGAAGCTGGACCTGTACGGCGGCCCGGCCAGCCTGGGCGCCTGGGAGGCCGTCCAGGAATACATCGCCACCGGCAGCCGGGGAAAGCTCTCCCCGAAGGAAGAGCATTATCTGGATCTGCTGAACCTGGTGTTCTCCCTGGACGGCCAGTACGGGAAGCGGAACACCATCCGGTTCCTCGTATCCCCCTACTTCGGTTTCAGCTACGAGCAGGCGAGCAACCTCTATATGGAGGCCATCGAGACCTTCTATGCCAACCGGGGCATCAGCAAGGATGCCATGCGGCAAAAGACTGCCGACCAGTACGACGCGCTCTACATCGCCGCCATGAACGCGGCAAAGACCTCGAAGGACTACAAGAATGCCGCCGAGATCCTGGATATGAAGGTGAAGGTGCTTGGGCTGGACCGGGAGGACGTGCAGGTGCTTACCAAGCAGGTCTACCAGATCCGGTACAGGGTGGTATCCCTGGATCCAGAGTCCATCGGACTTCCGAGGGCAAACCGGCGAGAGCTGGAGGGCATCATCGACGGAGTGCTCGCCGACAGCCCGGAATCTGAGCGCAAGCGCGTGAAGATGGAAGCCGGCATCATCGACTACGACATCGCTGAGATCCTTGAGCATGAGTCACAGGCGGCAGATTAAGACGGACGGCACCGCCCAGGGCGTGGCCGCAGTCCAGTATATGAACAAGATGGCGCAGATCGCCGCTCTCGTCTCGCCCAGGAACCTCTTTGCCGAGCTGGGGCGCGGATCCTCGAAGACCACCGATATCCTCACCGAGCGGATGATCGAAATCGTGTACGACATGCCTGGCGCCCCGTGCGCCTGGATCTCCGACACGTTCGCGAACCTCACGCAGAACGTCATCCCCACGGTACTGGAATCCCTGGAGCGGAAAGGGTACCACGAAGGAATCCACTACGTTATCGAGAAGCAGCCGCCGGAGTTCAACGAGGCGGAGAAGGCCGAGCTGGAGGATTGGCTGAAACCCCATTTCTGGAAGCCCCGGAACCGGATCGTCAGCTACAAGCGGGTGATCATATTCTTTACCGGGACGAATTTCACGTTCGGTTCCCTGGACAGGCCTTCCACCCTGGCCGGGCGCAGCTACGTCCACCTGATCGGAGACGAGGCGAAATACTTCAAGGAGGCCAAGGTGGCCACGATGCTCAAGGGTGTCCGCGGCTACCCGGAATACGCTGGTTCCGTCTATTACCGGGGCGTCACCTTCACTTCGGACGTGGGCGACCCGTCCAGGATCGGAGAGAGCGACTGGCTCGGGAAGTACGCCAGGACGATGGACATCGAAGCCATCGTCCTCGTGATGAAGGCCGGCCTAGTGTACAACGAGGCCATGCGGGAGTATCTCGCCGCGAAGGACCGGTGGATGCAGACCAACCTGCCGGCGGATCTGGACAAATGCCGGAAGCTGCTGGCCGTAGCCAACGAATGGCGACGGAAATGGATACTGCTGCGCAAGAGGAAGGAGAGCAGCAACTTCTACATCCGTGCGTCCAGCTTCGTCAATGTGGACATCCTGTCTGCCGAATGGTTCGCCGACGCCGTCAAGGGCGACGTGCCGGACCTAAAGACGGCCATCCTGTCCATGCGTGCTTCCCTCAGCTCCGGCGACCGGTTCTACGCCGCGCTCAGGGAGGATCACTTCTACCTGGACGGAAAGGACGAGGCAGCCTACGAGCGCCTGACCATCCGGGACACCGAGGACTGCACCGTGCTCAGGTACCTGGACATGGATAGGTCCCTCAGGGCGGGCGTGGACTTCGGAAACATGTGCTCCATGGTCGTGGGCCAGGAGGGCGCCTTCAAGGGGCGCAAGTGTCTCCGGTGCCTGAAGTTCCTGTACACGCTCGCGCCCGAGTACGTGGCCGACCTGGGCCGGAAGTTCAGGACCTATTTCTCCCAGCACAGAAACAAGATCCTGTACCTGTACTATGACCGTGCAGGCAACCAGTACAGCAAGGTGGGCAAGTCCCAGGTGGCCGACTTCAAGAAGGCCGTGGAGTACGACGGGGAGACCGGGCGACGGACCGGCTGGACGGTCCACCTGATGAGCCTGAACCAGGCGAACATCGCACAGGCCGAGGAGTACAGCTTCATGCTCAAGCTGCTGGGCGAGGAGAACCCGCGCCTTCCCATCGTGCGCATCGACTATTACGCCGCGAAGGAGCTGAGGCTTTCCCTGCAGAACGCGACCACCACGGTCAAGGACCAGGTGGTGTACAAGAATAAGAACTCCGAACGGCTTCCCGTCGCGGAACTTCCAACCAAGTCCACGAACCCCTCGGACGCCTTCAAGTACTTCTGCATGTCCAAGGACCTGACGGCCGTCGCGAAGGGATGGACGTCCGTTCCGGCCGGGAACCTGGATCCCATAATGAAATAGACATTGCGTCCCGAAATCGAGCCCTCGCCTGCCTCGGCGGGGGCTTTTGTCATATTTCACCTTTTTCGAGCCGTGCAACCGCGTCCGACGGAGAG